AAGCCGCTTCTCGATCTCGACCTTGCCCGCCCAGCGATCGAGCGCCGTGCCGTCGGCGTCCACCGCCATCTCGCCATCGAAGTAGACCGCGCCAATCGATTTGACCCGGTGCGTGGCCAGCACGATCACCAGGTGCAGATACTCATTCACATCTCCCGCCTCATGCAGGAACACGATCGCGCCGCCCTTGCGCACCCGGCCGTAGACCAGGTCCCGCGGCATGACCGGCTCGCGCACGCTCACCGTGCGCGGCTGGATCGACACATCCGGCGTGCCCATCAAGGCCTGAGAGACCCCGGACAAGAGCATCGAGGCGCCAAAGCTCGCAGCAAAGCCGATGAGACCCCCGGCGGCAAAGGCCGCGGCCAGGCCACCCGCGGCCACCGCCGCCCCACCAAGTGCGACAGCCCCCACTACAATCGGCGGCATGGCTCAGACCCTCCAGGCCAAGGCGCAGCTCGCAAGCGGCAGCTGCACCAGCCCAGCAGGCGAGATAAAGACCGCCCGCGCGCCGGCGCAGACCCCAAAGGCCGGATCCTCACCGCCTAAGACCAGATCCCCGCGCTGCGCCTCGAGCGGCGTGGCAAGCGGCGTGCCCAGAAGATCGCGCCCCATGGCCTCCAGATCCGACCAGCCCAGCTTGCGCATCACGCGCTGCGCGCCAAGCGCCGTGCTATATCGGCCCCGCCAAAGAGCCGCCACATCCTCGCCACCCGTCAGATCCCGGCGCAGATCAAACGCCCAGGTCGCGCAATCATGGCGACCCCAAGCGAAGGGAAGGTCGCGGGCAGCGTCTATCGCCGCCCAGAGGCGTTGTTCCCAACAGGAAACTCGAATCATGGTGTGGTGTCCTAAAACGAGGAAGCCTTGCCACAAAGAACCGCAGGATATACATATTGCGCATGTATATCTTTGCGCCGAGAGGAGCACATCATGCAGGTGGCAAAATGGGGCAATTCACTGGCGGTGCGCCTTCCCGCAAAACTCGTGCGCGACCTTGGCCTGAAGGAAGGTGACGAGATTGATCTTCATCCAGATCAATCCGGGTTCGTCGTGACACGTCAGCCGCGGCCCGAAGAAGTTCTGGCCGCGCTGCGGACGTTTCGGGGGCGTTTGCCGGCCAAGGATCGCCTGAGCCGGAATGACGCGCATGAGCGCTGAGTTTCTCGACACGAATGTCATCCTCTACCTGCTCGATGAAGGGCCCAAGTCGGTGATCGCTGAAGGCCTCATCGCTCAGAGCCCAATGATCAGTGTGCAGGTCCTCAATGAGACGCTTGTCAATTGTCTGCGCAAAGCCGGCATGTCTGGCCAAGAGGCAGGCGCGTTTCTGGGGAGCGTGCGTGCGCTCTGTCCCGTGGTGCCTTTGACAGAAGACACTCATGACATTGGGCGTGCCCTCATAGAGCGTTACGGGTTTGCCGTCTATGATGCGATGATCATCGCCGCCGCCCTGCAAAACCAGTGCACCACGCTTTATTCAGAAGACATGTATCAGGGCCTCCTCGTGGAAGGCCAACTTAGGATCGTCAATCCATTCAACACTATGTCATCATGAGAGCCCCTCATGCGCGCCTTTGATTTTCCATATGAGACCGTAGAGATCAGCTGCCCCGTCTGTGGCCGGTACGGTCGTTACTCCAAAGCGCGGTTTTGTGAGATTGTCGGGGCCAAGACACCGCTGCCAAGCGCACTGGGGACGATCGCCAAAGACTGCCCCGAAGAGCGGCCAAGCCCCAAAAATCTGCATGGTCGTTGTCGCGTTGAGTTTCCACAGCTGGCACAGATCGGCTCTGAACAGGGCAGATGACAAGAACACCCCTCATGCCCGCCCCCATGTGATTTCTCGATCCTGGATCGCGCTGACAAACTCAAAGCCCCGATCGCCCGGCGCGAGCACCTGATGACTTTCATGGGTGTAGCGCCAATTGCGCGCCACCCCGAGATCGATCAGGCGGTTTTCATAGGAGATGGTCACCGTGCAGCTATCGCCCGCATCCGCCACCTCCGGCACATCCAGCCGCCCCGTGAAGGCGCGCACAGGATCCGCGATGATTTCCCCGGCCTCCGTCAGAAGCCCCAGCCACACCCGGCCCGGCTTGCCTTGGCGTGCCTCATCAATGGCCAGAGAGATCATCTCCAGCGGCACGCCCGAGAGCGAGACCGTGGTGCCGCCAGCCACCACCTGCTGCGTCTCCTCGATTGCACCGATGCCGAGCAGGCTGCCGACCCCGGTCCAGGTCTGTCCGTTCCAGGCGATCTCGCCCAGACCAGACCAGATCCGCACCCAACCCGAGGCAAACTCCCCCTCAAAGAACAGGACCGGACGCAGCGTCCCCTGCTCGAGAGCCGCCGCGATCTGAGCCGAGAGATCCCGTGCCATCAAAGCGCCTCCCGTGCCGCTACAGAGAAGCGGAAGCTATCGGCCCGCGTGATCCGCGTCGGCACCGGCTGCGTCAAACGCAGCGCCACGCCGGGCGCGGCAACCTCAACCGGGCTCATGTCAACCGGCGACTGGCGCAGGCGCGGCGTGAAGGTCAAAACCGCAACCCCACTGGCATCGGCCGCAACGTCCGCCGTGACCATATGCAGCCGCATGTCCTGGCCCGTGCCGAGCGAGAAGAAGTCCCCCGCCTCAAGCGCCAGAGCCTCCGCGTCCCAGCCCGAGGTGACAAGCGTGTTCCCCGACTGCCCGGCGCCCGCCACCGCAATATCCATCGCGGCAAGATCAGGACGCGCCGCCGAAGGATCCCGCAGGACAAACCAGCCCCGCACCCCTCCGAGCGCCGTGAAGAAGGCCGACAGCCGCCGGCCATTGCGCCCCTTGGTGAGCGCCACATCAAACGAGACCTCCCACCATTCACCGCCCCAGTCCTGGATCTGCTGGCTGCCAGTGAACGGCGAGGTCTGCGCCGAGACCGCCGTCGCCAAGCGCCGCTCGATCGACTCCACCAGCGTCAAAGGCAGCTCGCTCATACCGCATACCCCCGTTGCCGGCGATCACTCACACTCTGGATCGCAACCCGCTTGATCTCCGGCAAAGCCGCGCGGAGCTTTTGATCGATCTGCTCGGCCACGCCCATCTGCGCCCCGCGCGCATCAATCGAGATCGACACGCCGCCGCCTGCAGAGCCACCAGGCGAATAAGCCGCTGCCTCGCGCCGGTTCAGCACCCGCTCCCCGCGCTGCAGGATCGTCGGCACCTCATCCGGACGCAATCCAGCCCATCCACCACTATGCATGCGAGGCGCCCCGGCAAACACCGCCGTCGGCACCCGCCGCGACATGCCAGAGAGCCCGACCATGCCGCCATTGTGCGAGACCGCCACAGGCGCAGACCCACCTCCGAACACGCCCGAAAGCGCATTTGCAATCGGACCCAATACCGCGTTCTTGAACGCCAACACGGCCAGATCCGCGAGGATCGAACGCACCAGGCTCTTAAAATCCAGCTTGCCGGTTTCCACAAAGCTGCGGAAGGCAGACTCAGCACCGCTGAACGCGCCGGTCAGCGTCTCCCCCAGCCCCTTGCCCCAATCCATCGCCGTCGCGGCATAATCCTTCAGGCTTTGACCCACAGCCTGGAAGCCCGAGAGCGCCTCCTTGGTGTCCTTCGCCGCGCCGCCCGCCTTGCTCAGAGCCTCGGTGACCTTGTCGGCCGAGGCCGCCGCCTCATCGAGCGCCGCCGCGCCCTCATCACCCGCCCCGGTCATGGCGTCTTTGAGCGCCTGCCAGGAGGTGATCGGACCCGCCGCGGCCGTGCTCAGCATGCGCGCCGCCTCCCGGTAGCCCGACGCCCGGAGCCGCGCATCCTCGGCCATGCCATCAAACAGCTGCGGTGCGTCAAATGGCGAGTCCTTGAACGCGCTCTCATACGCCTCGCGCGCGGCCTGGCCCAGATTGGTGGCCTCGGGCACGGTTTTCTTCCACTCCGACAGATCCGGCACCTCGATGGCCCATTCCGGACGCCGGCCGCCCAGGGTCAACAGGCTGTTCACGCCTTCGGTCAGCCCTTCGAGCCCGGTCTCCATCGCCTCCACAAGCCCATTGATCGCCAAGGCCCCAATCCGGCTGAACACGCCAGGCAAGGCCTCCCAAATGGCCTGCACCGCCAAAAAGCCGCCCTCAAAGGTGTTGACCGTGCTGTTCGCCCAGGACGTCGCGCCATCCACCGCAGACTGGAACCCATCGAGGATCGCCGCCTGCGCATCGGCCCAGGACGCCTCAACACCGGCCCAGGCCGACTGCGCAGAAAGCGAGACCTTAGACCAGACCTCAGAGGCCAGATCCTTCAAGAGCCCCATCGCCTCGCCGAAGCCGCCCGCGCCGCGCGCCAGCTTGGTGAACCAATAGACCAACTCCCCCGCGCCAACCACCAGCGCACCAATACCGGTGCGAATGAGCGCGCCCTTCAGGACCACCAGCGTCGTCGCAAGCCCGCGCACAGACAGCGCCGCAGCAGCCATGCCGGCCACCCATTTTCCTGCAAGGAACCCGGCAAAGGTGCCTGCATAGATCAAGATCCGGTCAAGATTGCCGATCAGCCCTTTGATTGCCTGCCCCAGAGGCCCGGTCACACTGGCCGCGGCCGCAAACCCATCGGCCAGTCGCTCAAGCGCCGGCGCAGCCGCCACCGCAATCTGGTTTGCAACCCCGCGACCAATCAAGCCCAGCCGCGACAGCGCATCATTGGTCCGCTCGATCTGGTCCGCATCGCTGTCCGACACGATCGCACCGAAGTCCTGCAGATCCTTGGTGGCCTGGCGCAGCGTGGCGCTAGCAAGCCGCTGGAAGGCCACAAAGCCCCGATCACCGAACAGCTGGCTGAACAGCGCCGCCTGCTCAGACGCATCCGCGTTGTCGCGAATGGCATTCGTCACCGTCTCGATCCGCTTGTCGAGCGGCATCCGCAACAGCTCCTCGGCGTTGAGGTTCAACCGCTCGATCGCCTTGGCCGCCGGCCCGCTGCCATCGGAGGCGAACAAAGACAAGCGCCGCGTCAGACGCGCCGAGCCTGCCTCAAGATCAGCCATCTTGGAGCCAGACAGCTCCGCCGCGCGCTCGAGCACCTGCACACTGGCCACCGTGGTGTCGAGCGATTGCGCCAGCTTGGCCTGCGCATCGATGGTCTGCAGCCCATTGCGCACCATCGCCACGCCGGCCGCCACCACCGCCGCCGTTGCAGCCGCAGCCACAACCCGCGCCCGACGCGCAAAAGCCGCCATGCGCTTGTTGGCCGCGTCCATCTCGCGCGACAAGCGCTGCATGCCCTTGGCGCCAGACTTGCCGACCCCCTCAAGCTCGCCGCGCACCTGCCGCCCGCCAGAGGCCACAAGCCGCACGGAGACTTGTTTTGTTGCCATTACACTCGTCTCCTTGAATAGTGTATCACGCCGTGATACATGATGGCATGATCATCAGCACACGTGGAAAGCTCGCTGCGGGCGCAATACAGGATCGCTACGGCAAAAGGTTCCCGTCTGATCTGATCAAGCGGACCCGGGCCATGCTCTCGGCATTGGACGCTGCGGTCGTTCTTGAGGATTTGTGGTTTCCACCGGGCAACCATCTGGAAGCCTTGAGCGGAAACCGCGCTGGACAACATTCGGTGCGCCTCAACGGACAATGGCGCATCTGTTTTATCTGGACCGATCAGGGGCCTGCAGAGGTCGAGATCATAGACTATCATTAGGAGGCAAGATATGAGTTTGATGACCAACCCATCCCATCCTGGCGACGTCTTGGCTGAGCTTTATCTGGCTCCGCTCGAGATGAGCGCGATTACGCTTGCGTCGCGCCTCAACGTGCCCCGCACCCGTATTGAACGGCTGATCAAAGGGGATACTGCCCTTACGGTTGATACCGCCATGCGCCTCGCACGGTTTTTCTCGACAACGCCGGAATACTGGATGAACCTCCAGCGCGCTTGGGATCTTGCCCGGGCGCGTGAGTGCATTGACGTCTCAGGGATTAAACCCCTCGCGGCTGCCTGAGCCAATCTGCTCGTTCACTTTGCGCACCATCACCGCTTCAATCGGCGGCAACAGCTCTGCGATCACCCGCGGTGCAACCCCGAGCGCCGCGCCCAACTGCAAGGCCGCGCTCACATCCCAGCCGGTGACCGCGCCACCACTTGCGCCGGCCACAACCCGGACCTGCCCCCCAAGCCGCTGCACCAGGTCCCAGACTTGCCAGCCCTCAAGCGTCTGCGGCGCATGCATAACGCGGGGGCATTCGCGACAGCTCGAGAGTGGCGCACCCCAAAGACTGCGCCCATCACATGGGCAGGCTGCGCAATACTCACCGCCCCCGCCGAACTCCCAATCGGCGAGAGCGGTCAGCCGTTTTTTTCCGCGTCCAGCAACATCGCGCCAGCGACATAGCGCGTCTGGAAAGCCTCAAAGATCGGCCAGATATCCAAAAGCGCATCGATGCCGTCAGGTGTCAGATGCAGCGGCTTTCCGTCTTCGTCGCCAACGCCCTCCCAGTCCTTCACCACGAGCCGTGCAAGCGCCTTTGCCACGACAACAGCGACAGCTTCATCCTGCGCCGCATCCTCACCGTCCTGCGCCGGCGCACCGGCCAAGGCGCGCACCGCCGGATCACTGCGCGCGGCCAGCATCATTGCACTGGACAAAGGCTCCACGAACAGACGCACGCCATGGCCCAGATCGAGCCAGCTTGGCTCGCTCTTTAAAGAGAGTTTCAACATTTTGGTGTGTCCCAAAAAAAGCGCCGCTCTAAAAGAGCAGCGCATGGAGATAAGATTGCTACTGGGGGGTAACATCTCCGAGGTGCGGCCGTTGGGCTGGCCGCGTGGCGTGAACCGAGCAGTGGTTCGTCGATCAAAATGCCCCCAACAACGGCTTAGCGCAACCTATCGAAAGATTTCCCCTGTGGATCAGTAGGAGTCGACATCGTTTACCAGAGTGACGGTCGCCATGCGGCCCTCGGTGGCGTCCTTCGCGGCTTGCCAGTCGAAAGTGGCCTGAATGCCCTGCGGCCCGTTGATCTCCACACGCGGCACCGGCAGGTAGACCGAATGCACCGTCACCGTCAGGCTTTCGCCGGTGCCAAGCGCGTAAGAGAACTCCAGCTCGCAGGCCTCACCGTTGATCGCCTGGTTGACCAGCGTCTGATCCGAGAAGCGCACGGCCACATTGCCCGTCATCGCCGCCACAGACGGATCGGCCCCGGCGATCTTGCCATCCGAGCGGATCGTCTCGATCCGGTCTAGGTTGTTGGAATAGCTCACATCTGCGGAGACGATATCCCCGATCGAAACACCATTGCGGGTCACAGAGCCATTGAAGTGCCCAAACCGCTGCAGCGTCAGCTCCGCCGGAGACCCGGCCTGACTGGTCACCGCGATACCTTCGCCCTGCGCAACCAAGCTCGCCGTCGCGGTCAGAAGTCCAGAGCGCGCCATCTGCCAGCTCAAGCTATCGACCTTGCAGCCCGCATACATCGCATAACGCGGCACCTCGGGCATGGCCGTCTCGATCGCGAAGCTCGGCAGATCCCAGCTCCCCGAGCGGAACTCGTGGCTATAGGGCGCCTCGGCCCCCGTGGTGATTGGCGCACCAAAGGCGCCCTTCAGCCAAAAGCCAAAGGCCGCGGCATCGATCGGAATGACCACATCGCCATCCGCCGTCACCGCGTCCTTCTGCGGCGCGAGCGGATCCCGGCCATAGCCCAGAAGCTCCGACTCCTGCAGAGGCTGCTCCGCCCCCAGCGTGGTGGATGCAAACGGCATCCGCACAAAACCGCTTGCCGGCGGCGTGCCATAGGTGCTCTCAAACGCCAGCGCCATCTGCGCCCGCGCCCCTTGGGCTCGTCCCATAGTCTCTCTCCTTGAAGATGATTATGCTAAAGGTCGCCATTCATTGGCCGCCTGTGTTTCGTTAGGCTGCACAGATTGGGTGGTTATCTGAGGCCAAGCATCGGCGCCCTAGTGGGAAAGAGGAGTACAGCCGCCAATGAGCGATGACCCAATTGCAGCGTTTCTGTTTCTCGCCATTGCTGGACTCGCTCTCTACCTGGTGATTTGGTTTTACATCCTGCTTCCGGCCGATATGGCCACAAAACGGGGCCGAAGCGCATTTGGCTGGGTGCTTGTGAGTCTGCTTTTTTCTCCGGTGTTGGCGTGCCTGTTGCTATGGTTGCTAGGGGCCGATCCAAATCAACGCAGTAAATAGTAGTCCTTCAGGCCAGCGGATCGCTGGTCGAATAATGCAGCACCACCGGAATCACGGCTGCCTTCAGGCTCGCAGCTCCCTCCACAGGCAGATCAACCGGCTCAGGCGCCGAAGGCTCCACCCAATCGCAAAGGCCACCGAGTGTTCGATCGGCGGTGATCACCGCGCCAATGCTGGCGCAGAGTGTGTCGAAAGCAGCATCACGCTCGGCGCCCTGCACGACCGCCTCTATCTCCGCGCGATGCTGGAAGTGATAGCGCAGCGGTGACAGCGTCACCTCTGGCTCCCCCGGATCACCGTCGCGCAGGATGAGAAGGCCCTCAGTTGGCACGCGCTCAGGCAGCACCTCGCCACGCAGAGCGGTGGCAGGCAATGCTGAGAGCCGCGCATGCAGCGCGGCGAGGATGGTTTCTCGGATTGTGGGCATGTCACTCCCGGGACACCGGGGGTAGCCCGGTTTCAATGCTCAGCGTCACCCTTCTGAGGCGACAGGTTGGCCAGATGGCGTGGCAGGTCGGATCGGCTGTGCAAGAAGTCAATGATGATGACCTGTTCACCCTCTTCGACAAAAACCACGAAATGCTGTCCAGCGCGCGCAAAACGCAAATCTTCGGGCAGATCCGGATCGATGATCCTGCGGCAATCCTGCGATTGCGCCCTGCCCACAGAGATGTCCCGACAGACGGAGATTAAGTCTTCTTCGTATGCTGCGGCCTGCCTTGGGCCAAAGGTTTCAACCGTCCAGATTGCGATGTCGATGAGCGAGCGTTCCGCCGCTTGTGTGAGGCGCCAGGGTTTGGGCATTGTCAGTTCGGATCAAGACCGATTGTGGGCAAGCGTAAAGGCACGGCGCATGGCGTCCTCACCACTGCCATCGGCCAATTCTGCGCGGCGTGCCTGTTCGAGGCCAACCGACAGGCGTGAGCGCAAAGCACGGAGTTCCGCTTCTTCGCGTTCTAGAAGGCGGAGTCCGGCACGTAAGGCTTCTGAAGCATTCTGATACCGCCCAGAAGCGATCAGCCGATCGACCAGGGCGGATTGCGTTTCAGTTAGGACTATGTTTCTCGTGGCCATGTCGATCTCCATCAGCATCATTGGCAATATATGCCAATATCGCCTGCCTGTCGACTGATCTCGTTAAACCCTCTCAGAAACCCATTTCGCCACGATCAACCTAGGAACCGCCGCCTGCACGCGCGCAGCATCCCGCGCCAAATCAAGCTGTTTGCGCAGCTTCACCTGCTGCACCAAGAGAAAGATCGGCACCGTGGCGCGTCCACGTTCCGTCTTTGAGCGCGATTCCACCCCAAGGCCGCGTCTGTTGAGCCGCCCATCGGCCACAAGCAAGCTCGGACCGCGGCGGCGATAGACAAAGCGCAAACGCAAACCGCGGCGTCGCTCCCACTCGCCCGGTGTTAAGGCCTTGCCACGTGTCCCTTTGCCTGCTGCAGGCAAAGGTATGGCCAACCAGAACCCGTCTTTGGACCGGATCAGAGGCCCTGTATCATGGGCCCCTATGATGACAGGCGCCTTCGACCACACCAAGGCTGCGGCGTTCAGGCTTGCACCAGAGCGAGGATAGGTTCGGCTCCGGATCGAATTCGACAATCGCCGACCAAGCCCGGATTGTGCGATCTGTCCGCGCCATGCGGTTTTAAGATCAGACCCAGCCTCGCGCATCGCAGCACTCACGGCCTGTTCACCCGCCTTGAGTTCAGCCGCCATCGCCGCAACCAAGTCAGGGCTGATATCTAGGGAGAGTTTCATGCGGGGGTGAGCTCCAAGGTCCAGACCAACCGTTCTCGATCTCGTTGCGGCTCACCTTGAATGAGGAAGGTCTCTTCTCCAATCAAGATCTGCTCTTGTGGTCGAGGGGCTGGGATATCCGCCACCCGGACATCGATCCGGGTGGTGTCTGACATCAGCCGCGCCGCACCAAACGAGGTGAGCTCATCTGGGCGGCGCAAGATCCCCCTGGCGCGGGTGAACTGCCCCTCACTGTCTCGGTGCCAAATCTCCACCGAAAGATTGGCATCGAGGAACAGAGCGGCTGTCGCATGAGCAAAGGCAGACATAGGCTTTAGTTCGAACTATGCAGCCGAATGGCTAGGCGAGGACGCTTATTGACCGGCAAAATGGAGCTTTCGGTCATCAGATCAATCCAACGCCCCTTACTATCGATCATCTGGCGGGCATAAAGCGGCAGTCCGACGGTATTGGCGGTCTCCAGAAGATTGGCTGGGCCGCCATAGGTGGTGAAGGTGTCAAAGGTGCCAAGCGGGAAGGCGATGCCTTCGCCGGCAGGGATCAGACGCTCCGAGGTGCCGTTTGAGAGTGTGACCGAGCCATTGTATTCCTCAAAGAGGATGCCCGCGAAGGGAAACGCCCGGCGCATGTCCTCACGCAAGGGCTGGCCACCGGTCGCTGAGAAGAACTTGTAGGCTTCTTCGGTTTTGGGATGGCTGATCAACTTGTCGAAGAACTCCGAGCTGACCAGCGCATGGGCTGTGGTCATGGTTTCGCCCAGAAGATTGTCTTCGATGCCACGTAGGGCGGTGCGCACTTTGCCTTGGACGTTGGTGCCGGCCGTGCCGAAGACGAAGTCGACCGAGATCTTTTCCAAACCAAATTCGCTGAAGTAGTTGTAGAGGGTCGTGCCCGCGCCATCTTTCACAATACCGCGGAGCGCGTTCATCTCCATGTATTCACGGGTCTGGGCATGTTTGCGCCGCATCAAGGTGAGCTTGCGGTTCATCACCTCAACCAAAGGATCGGCTGCATCCGAGACGCCAAGTGCCGGCATGCCCTGAATGTCCGCCGGTAAGATGACATCGTCATGCGGGATCCAAGGCAGAGCAAAGCTGCGCATCTCGCGGGTCTCACGATTGCCAACTGTGGCGGGGGCACCAAGAGGAACAGAGGGCAGGAGGCTTAAGACCCCCTCGCGCTGCTCAATAACAACCGAGCGTTGGGTGACGCCTTCAAAGCGAAAGAGGCCGATCTGGCCCAATCGGGTATAAAGGTTGGGCAGGATATTGATGGCCTGCGTCATTTCAGCGAGCGAATAGCCGCCCGCGTCAAACGGGTTGCGGGTGATGGTCATGGGGTTTCTCCGGGGAAAGAAGTGTGAGTGAGGAGGAAGAGCGCGGGGGCGTTTAGGCGGTCTCGCGCGGGATGATGCCCAGAGAGATCAACTGACCATGCTTGGTCGTTGTCTTGGCAGCATCATCGACACTGGCATCAAAGACGAGGGCGGTTTTTGAGAGGATGGCGGGGCCACGCAGCAGCACCACGGCGTTCACATCCCCATCAGTGGCATCGCTGGCATAGAGCAAAACAGCCGCCGCCGTTTGAGCGCCATCAGTCCCCCCTGAGGTGGCCAGCTTGTATTTGCCGCTGGCGGTAATGCGACCAAGCACAGCGCCAACAGGGTAGGCGGTGCCAGCCAGTAGGGTGACGGTTTCGCGCGTGAAGTTGGGGTTCAGCTCGTATTTGAGGACATCGCCCATGGTGGGCGGTTGGGTCAGCACGGACATGGGCAATCTCCGAAAGGATGGGGGTCAAAAAGAAATCCCCCGCCGGGGAGGATCAGCGGGGGATCAGGTGGGCGGTGCAGATGTCAGGGATGGGCGGTTCAGCCCCTGCAGCCCGCCGAGGCGGCCTTCTTCGCGGCAGCCACGATGGGGCTTTCCGCGGATTTGGGCAGAACGGGCGAAGGTGGGGCGGCCACGATGTCGCGTGCATCCGCGGCTGCAGAGGCGCGTTGTAGCACAAGGCGGCGCAGGGCTTCTGGCGCTGTGCCGTCGCGCAGGGCCTTCGCGGCATCGATCGCGATGCCGAGGCGGCCTGCTTGCGCCGCGATCTCGGCAATTTCGGCAGCTGCCTCGCGCAACTGCGTGGACAATTCCGCTAAATTGCTGGGTTCCGTAGCAGTGGACGCTGAAACAGGCAAAGCCGCCGCGGCAGGGGCAGCGTCTTCATGTTCCAAGGTTTGTTCGTCCTCCTGGGCGTCTCCTGCACCCGCGCTCTCCTGGACGGTGTTTTCGGTGTCAGTGCCCTCAGTATTTGCCTCTGTGGTATCTGTTCTGGCGCTCATGGCGGCCTCCTTTGCTCGGGAATGATTGGCGCGCGGCAGCCGCGCGGTGGTCGATGGGGCGGATATGCTTTCGCGGAAGCGGGCAAAGCCGCGGGTGAGGTCAATAACTTCGTCTGCCAGGCCCGCGGCAACGGCATCCGCCCCACGATAGGTGGCAGCTTCGGTCGCCAGCGCCGCATCCTGGCTCAGGCGCCCAGCGCGTCCGGCCGCGACAGTCTCGGCGAATAGGAACCGCAGCACGTCGATCTCGCGTTGGATGTCGTTTCGCACGCTTTCGGGCAGCGGCTCATAGGGATTACCGTCGACTTTGTGCTGGCCTGAGTGGATCAGCGTGACGTGCACGCCGTCCTGATCGAGCTGACCGCTGAGATCGGCATGCATCACCACCACGCCGATACTGCCGACAGTGCCGGTTCGGGGGAGAAGGATCCGGTCGGCCTGGGAGGCCAGCGCATAGCCTGCCGAGAAGGCGTGCTCGGCAATGAACGCCCAGACAGGTTTAGCGCGACGCAAGGACCGGATCTGATCCGCCAGATCAAAGACGCCAGCCACCTCACCGCCAAAGCTGTCGATCTCCAGCGCCACCGCCCGCACGGACGGATCGCGTGCCGCCGCCTCGATCTGCGCTGCGATCCCTTCGTAGCTGGTCTGGCCCGAGGACTGGCCGATCCAGCCCCCGCGATGGATCAGAACGCCTGCGATCTCGATCACGGCTATTCCGTCGACAACCGGGTAGGGCGCATTGCCATGTTGCTGCAGGCGCTCGGTAAGGTTTCCAGCGAGTATGCTGGCGCGCGCGGGAAGATATGCGGCGCCATCTAAGGCCCCGTCGCTGTCCAGCATCTCGACGCGCCGCCCCAGTACGCGTGGTCCGAGCCCCGACAGAAACGCCATGGCTTTGGTGGGTTCAACCAGCAGCGGCGTATTGAAGGCGCGCGCGGCAATGCGGGCATGGAGCAT